ACACAAAGGCGCCTGTACAAAATGAATTCCATAATAGAACGTCAAGAACCTCTAGGAGAAGGTTTCACAAGACGTCAGCTAACACATTGCAGTGACTCATTGATGAATGCCTATCTGCCTCAATTTGTGATCTTACCTGATAAAGATGGAGTTTCAATAGAGATTGACAGGGAGAGCTTTGACTTGAACTCAACCACTGGCAACAGCATGAAGAACGAGAGATATCAGTTTTCAGCATTGCCTAACTTTGTCCATGATTTCACATTTGGGCATTTAACTCCTCTTACAGATGTCCCCTTTGTCAGTGCTTTTGGCAAATTCAGAGATGGTTATGACCATTTGAGCCCCGATGTGATCTTCAAGACAACCGCAAATAGCTTTTTTATTGTGGAATTCACAACCTTTAGAGGAGGGGAACGGGGTTGCAGAGCAGCTGCAAATAACAAGTTAATAAAGTATGAAGTTGCCTGTGAGTCTAGATCAGCACGAGAGAGACTTGGTTTGTTTGTGATAGCTGTACACAGAAATGGCATCTGGACAAACCTCTCTCTAGAAGACACTGAGGTCAATGAGCTAGTATTCAGGTATAGAACTGCTCTAGACATCTTTGAAGACCTCAAAAGAAGGTACCCTGAGCTATCTGTGGACAATGAAGATCTAACTAGAGCAGAAAGTGAACTGAGGGGCATTGTGTCTTCAATACAGCTGGATTGGAAAAAAACTTCATCTGCTTTCCCACATTTTAAGAGAGAGGTCATCGAGAGCTTTAGAAACTTCTCTCCTGATGAGGAATACTTGTCAAGAATTGTTTCTGGTGTAATTGACAAAGCACAGAAGGATCTGGTTAGGGAAACATTTTCTGGCATGCTTGGTGAACATGAGGATAGATTCACTATGAATGAAAAGGAATGTGGGGCCATCCTTGAGAAGAGCGTGGAGGGCTACTACACAGGGAGGGAGTTCAGGCACACTAATGACTGCAAATCGACTGTTCAGATCCCTGCATGGGTGACAGTCCCAGGGCAACCTGGAAAATCTCTTGATGCACTAGCAGAGCTCAATGTTGATGGAGATGGTGTCATGGCATCAATATGGTCAAAGGTAGCCTATGAAGCAAAAGTTGAAGGAATAGAAAGAATGATGGATGACAAGGAAGCAGAACTTGAGCAGGCTCTAGAAGGGAGCCTTGACAGACCTGATCTTCGAAATAAGTATCATCGTGTCCACCTCAGCTTGACTGCTAACGAGCAAGCATATATAGCTGCTCTTGGTGTTGGAGGGAAGAAGAGAAAAGATTCCCCTAGTGTGACACAAGCTCGAGCAAAGAGCAAGTTGCCCTTTTCACTGTATCACAATACAAGAGATTTGGAGTCATTTCTCAACTCTGATGACATGAGCTTGTTTGAGCATGAGATGGGTTTGTATAGTCCCCTCACTGAAGATCTACCCCTTAGAACTGCTGCTGCTGCTATTCATCAACCCACGCTGATTGGTAGAGAAGGAAGGAATGAGATTATTCAAGCACACCAAAACTTCATGGAATCACAGTTTGGGTCCTGGACGCAGATGGTTAGTTTGATAGGGGCTGAGCTTTCAGCATCAGTAAAACAGCATGTGAAACCCAACCACTTTGTTATAAAGAGGCTCCTGAATTCTGGAATTTACCTGTTGATTAAGCCAACCTCCTCAAAGAGCCATATTTTTGTGTCTTTTGCTGTAGAGAAATCTAGGCTGATACACACCTTCTGTGACAGTCATGTATTCAGGAATTGTGAGGATGCAGGTGACCTCTTAGTCACTGATTTTGTCTCCTACAAATTAAGCAAAATAACTAATCTTTGCAAGACAAACTCTTTGGCAGAGGCCTCATTCTTCTTTTGGTCTGAGTGCTACGGTTATAACGTTTGGGAGGCCCAGAATAGCTTGCAAGTTAACACTAGTATGTCAAGGGACATATCCTTCATGACTAAACTTAGCACTCTAACACTGCTGGAGGACAAAGCAACAACAGAAGAGATTCAGACAATGCTTCGATATGTCATGATGGAGGGTTTTGTCTCACAGCCTGAAATCCCCAAGCCACAAAAAATGTGCAAGAAGTTTCCTAAGGTTCTGAGAACTGAGCTACAAGTGTTTATTATGAACAAGGTCATAGACAGTATCATGAGAATTGCTAGGTGTCCTTTCACTCTTCAGAAGAGAGATGGGAAGATCTCATGGTCGGGAATGTTTAATCCCTTCTCGGGGAGACCCACTAAGGAGCTTCAAGTGATTATTAGCTGCTGTTATAATGGTTACTTTAAGAATAAAGAGGAGGAAACAGAGCCTTCATCTCTATCAAATCTGTACAAGAAAATCATAGAATTAGAAGATCAAAAACCAGACAATGACAACTTCCTTGGAGCAGGTGATCCTGAGTCCCCCCAAATGCATGAGTTCAGCAGGAGTTACTTGAAGAAGGTTTGTGATCATGGCAAACTTCTGCTCACACGAGTATTTGGTCAAAATTTTAAAGACCAAATAGATTCTAGCATAATGAGAGAAATCAATTCTATCACCTTAGAGAGATTGGCAACCCTAAAAGCCACTAGTAACTTTGGGGAGTCATGGTATGTTTACAAAGATGTCAAAGACAAATCCTATAGTAGAGATAGACTACTAGTTAAGATGGCCTCATTTGCCAGAGAGGGGAAGGCACTTGCAATTGAGAAATTTGAGGATTGCATGTCAATAATAGAGGAAAGGGGGGCAATGCATATCTGTCTTTTCAAAAAACAACAACACGGTGGGTTGAGAGAAATCTATGTGTTGGGAGCTGAAGAGAGAGTCGTTCAATCAATAATTGAGGCAATTGCCAGATCAATAGGGAGGTTTTTTCATTCAGACACTCTCTGCAACCCAGCAAACAAGATGAAGATCCCAGAAAGTCATGGGAGGAGGGCCAGGTCTCATTGTAAAGGTCCAGTGTGGACTACTGCTACATCAGACGATGCCAGAAAATGGAACCAAGGGCACTTTGTCACAAAGTTTGCAATGATGCTATGTGAGTTCACACATCCAAGGTGGCATCCTATAATAATAAGAGGATGTTCTATGTTCACAAACAAGTACATGATGATGAACCTCCAATTCATTTCAATCCTAGATGGCAGAAAAGAACTGCCTGTTGAGGATGAATTTGTGCAGGATTTATTTGAAGGCTATCATGGGAACAAAACACTTCCTTGGGTAAAACCTGGGTGCACTTATTTGCAGACGACAACAGGGATGATGCAGGGGATTCTTCACTACACTTCCTCACTCCTACACACCCTACACCAGGAATTTATTAGAACACTTAGCTTCAGAATATTTGATATGAAGGTGAGGGAAGATATGAGCACTAGAGTGGTAGTGGATATGATGCAGGGGTCCGATGATAGCGCCATGTTGTGTAGTTTCCCATGTTCGGATGAGCACCTCTTATCAAAGTGCAAGGTGGCAGCCACAATTTGCTTCAGGGTTAAAAAACTGCTAGGAATTTATCTGGCAATCTACCCTTCAGAAAAGAGCACACAAAACACGGACTTTGTTTTGGAATATAATTCTGAATTCTTCTTCCACTCACAGCACATAAGACCTACAATTAGGTGGGTTGCTGCTAGCTGTAGTCTTCCTGAGGTGGAGACCCTGGTGGCAAGACAAGAGGAAGCCTCAAATTTGATGACCTCCATTTCTGAAGGAGGAGGAACATTCTCCCTATCTGCCATGATTCAGCAGAGCCAGTGTACATTGCACTATATGCTCATGGGAATGGGTGTCTCTGACCTATTCTCAGAATACAAAAGAGCCATTCTCAAGTGGAGAGATCCTGGCCTTGGATTCTTTCTTCTCGACAACCCTTTCTGTGCAGGTCTAGGAGGGTTCAGACACAATTTGTATAATGCTGTGACAAAAACAAACCTTGGGAAAGTGTATGCTTATTATCTGAGGAAGGTTGTAGGCAAGTCCCAAGACGATGAATTCAATGATGAAGAGAGGTGTAGTGTGAGTGCAGGCGGGGCGATAGTCCTGAGCTCATCTCTCAAGTGGGGTTCGAGGAAGAAGTTTCAACAACTTCGAGACAGACTGGATATCCCTGACGACTGGATAGACCAGATTAATGACAACCCTGAAGTCTTATACCGAGCCCCCAAGACAGGAGCGGAGATAATACTAAGGATTTCTGAAAAGCTACACAGTCCTGGGGTTGTCTCCTCTCTATCAACAGGCAATGCAATCTGTAAGGTCATGGCATCCTCTGTCTACTTCTTATCAGCTGCAATTTTTGAGGACACTGGTAAGCCAGAGTTTAGACCCTTCAATGAATCTAGATATAGTCTCTTACAAAGGATGATGAAGTATGAAATTTATGAAGAAGGAGACAGTGTCACTAATGAAGATCTGATTTTCTTATTCCCAAACATTGAAGACTTGTCTCAGTTGAACACTATTGTTCACGACAGGAGGAGGATTGAAGTGATCAGGAGGCAGGGTGGGAGAGAAGCCACTCAGACTAGAGTTGTGGTCTTTGACACCCCCCAGATCAGGATGTCTCCTGAGAAGCTAGTTTCTGACAAGTGGTTTGCAACCCAAAAGTCAAAAATAGGGAAAACAGGTTTTGAGACTGAATGGGCAAAGCTGAGGCAAGTGGTTAAGTGGTTGGATGACACCCCATCTGACACCTTACTCAAAAGCCCATTGCTTAATCACATACAGATAAAGAATTTCTTTGCAAGAATGGAGATCAGGCCTAGGACAGTCAGAGTCACAGGAGCACCCGTGAAGAAGAGATCTGGATTAAGCAAGTTGTCAGTAGTGATCCGTGATAACTTCTGCAGAGGTGGCTATGTGAAGGGGATAGAGGACGTAAGCGGAGCTCATAGGAGTATGTGGGCAGAGCTGATTAAACATTTGTTGTTTTGTGTTTTGCAAGGGCCTTTTTCACAAGACATGAAGATACAGCTGATTCAAAAGACACTGTACGACTCCCCGGTCATTGATCTAAAGGAGTCTGATGGGAAAACAAAGACCAATCTGATATCTATAATGCAAAGATACATACATGGCGAGAAAGATGTCCTCGATGTGATTGAGAATGTTGGGGCAGGGATTGTTGGCGGGTTTGTGGTTAGGCAGAAAACAAAGGTGGACAATGGAAGGGTCCTCTACTACGGTCATGGAATCTGGAGAGGGGTTATGGATGGGGTTCAGGTCCAAATTGATGTTGACAATCACATAGGTGCTCCCACTAACATTGTTGCAGTCTATATGGCCAGGTCTAGTGTTGGGCCCTGGGAGCTGTTGAGGACTATTAAGGCTTGGGCAGAGGATCAGAACATAAGAAATACAGATGATGTATCAAGAACATCCAGGAGGGGTGCCCACTACTGGATGCACCAGTTCAAGCTAACAGCTTCAAACCTTCAATTTGGGGCGCCAGTGATCATGGTTGAGGGGAGAATGGAGGCAATATGGGACAGAGAGTCTGAGAACCTCGAAATGACAATCACAAGGTCTACTGTCAACATTGGAATTGTTAATGAGGGTAATGAAAGAAGGATGAACATCTTGTCCTATACTGCAACAGATGGAGATCTCAGTCCAGAGATAATTGATATATTGCCGTCAGTAGAAACAGGAAATGTCTTAAGACACTACTCAGGACGGCTAATCAATGCTTGGGTCTACTGCAGGGAACTAGAATTGAGGGACATTCGCAGACTCTCCAAGATGTACGAGAGTGGCCATGAAGGCTCTATAATAGATGTAGACAGGATGAAGGATATTGTTAAGACATGTATAGAGAGCTCTCTCAAGTCAAAAATAGGAGCATCATTCTCTTCTGTAGTGCAAAAGGACGACTTAGACCCCAACTTTGATATGAGTGCCATTGTGGAGATGATGATAGAGGACACCAGTACAGATATGTTCAGATGTATAGCCCAAAGACTAGAGGAAGATATCAAAGTGTCATATGATGATGCTGAGTTTGATAAAGATGACATTGACCTTTTTGGGCCTTCTCATTATAGGGAAGTTACCAATCTAGCTATGGTGTCTCACCCCTTAATGGATAAATTTGTGGACCACTTAGTTGACAAGATGGGGAGGAAGGACCTAAGAAGACTCATTAGCACCTGCTGTGTGTCAGAAAAAAACCTAGATAAAGCTAAATTACTATTCACATTTCTACAGAGAGACTTGTCCTTAATTGAGGTAGATAGTTCAGAAGATGAGCTACTGAGTGGCAGTGATTCAGATGGGTTTATTTAAGAAGAAACATTGAACTGATACAATAAGATTAAGCAATGGCTATCTGACTGGCCAGCCAGAGAGAAGACCCTTTATTGTACGCCACATTCTAAATGAACTTGATTGTGTCATTATTCCATTATTACATTACAGGCGGTCTTTGTGT